GCGACGCCGGCAGTCTCTTCGGCGCCGTCTCCAACGCCGGCAGTCACTCAGAGTCCCGCTCAACCATACGACGGCATCACCGTCGGCGCAAATGACGTGTATCTGCTCGCTTGCCTCGTATGGCACGAATCACGCGGCGAGCCCTACGAGGGGCAAGTCGCCGTCGCCGAGGTAGTCCTCAACAGGTGCTTGTCTCCATTGTTCCCCGATACCATCGAGGACGTTATTTTTCAGAGATACCCCGGGCAAGGCTATCAATTCTCGCCGGCGCCGTATCTACATACCGCGCAGCCGGGCGAAGCACAGTACAGCGCCGTTTACGACGCGCTCGACGGCAGCGAGCTTGAAGTCCCGCTTGATACCGTATTCTTTTCGACTTCTCCCTACAACAGCAATATCGTCGCCATAATAGGCAATCATTATTTCTGCACACTTTAAGGAGGCCAAAGCATGAGCACAATCAAATTCTACCACCGAGAGCCGGCGTACAGCAGCATCGACGAGATCAAGGAATCAATGATAATCGAGCCGTTTGACGAGTTCATTATACCGCTCAAGAACGGCGAGATTGCGACCGCAGTCTTCGGCGGCTACGTCAAAGGCGGCCGCCGGCGCTTTGTGCTCAAGGACTGCATCGGCGAGCCGCACGTTATGAACAAGCAGCCGACCAACAAGGGCGGCTACATGAACAGCGAGCTCCGCCGGTATGTTCTTGACGAGCTTCTTCCGTTCTTCCCCGACGCGCTTCGCTCGGCCTTCATTCCTCGCACAATGAGCGAGTTCATTGACGGCAAGGCTCGCGAATACACAGATACGCTTTGGATTCCGTCAGCGGCGGACGTCCTCGGCGACGCCGCCGGCGACTATTGGGAAGCAGACCCGAGCGGCGAGCAGCTCAGAATATTTGAGCGAGAGCGTGACCGCGTAAAGGAGGTCGCCGGCAAAGGTACATACCCGTGGTGGCTCCGCTCGGCGCATCGCAACTACTCCTATTACTTCGCGTATGTGTACACCGACGGCGACGTCTACTACAGCAACGCCACCAATTCCCTCGGCGTCGCCCCGGGCTTTGACCTATAATTCAGAATTAAAAAATTCCCCCCGGCTCAATGCCGGGGGGAAAAGAAGAAAGCCGCCGACGCTCGCTCAAGCGCCGGCGGCATAACCGCCCGAAGGTGATTACTCATACCTTTATTATAATATCACACTTCGAGGGCAAATACAAGCTTGAATTCAGCGCGCCGGCGCTTTACGGGCTCGTATGAGATATTAACTTAACGACCAGCAGCTACCTCGGAGGTGTAAAGAGTGAGAACAATCTATCGAGAGAAGCGATATGTGTGCGGAGAGTATCTCGACGTTTATATTTTCCCTGTGTATCTCTCAGGAAGCAAGCGAGCAAGTCGCGGCCGCCGCGCCCGTCCGTCCTCGGAGGCTCAAAAAAAGCTAAACCAGAAGCATCGGGAGCAGAAGCTCGCTCGTCTCCTTCATGCGAATTTCACCCCGGACGACCTCGAGCTGCATCTTACGTATGCCTCGCAGCCCGAAAATGATGAAGCCGCGAAGCGCGAGCTTTCAAACTTCCTTCGCCGTCTGCGCCGGTACAGAAAAAGGCGCGGCCTCGAGCCGCTCAAGTATATTGCAGTCACGGAGCGCGGAAAAAAGGGCGGCCGGTATCACCACCACGTCACCGTCAACGGCGGCATAGATCGAGACGAGCTTGAAGGCCTTTGGGGGCTCGGCTATGCGAACAGCCGGCGGCTGCAATTCACGGAGTCCGGCCTCGCCGGCCTTGCGAATTACATTGTCAAAAGCCCGATAGGCTCTAAAGCGTGGCAGTCCTCGAAGAATCTCATAGACCCCGAGCCGACGACGCGCGACGGCCGCATTTCTGCCCGCCGCGCCCGTGAGCTTATGCAAGACGGAGACCGCGAAGCATTTGAGCGGCTATACCCCGGCTATTGCCTTGCCGACGCCGGCGCTTTTTTCAACGACGTCAACGGCGGATATTACATAAACGCGAGATACTACCGTGCAGACGGTGTATATATCAAGCCTAAACGGAAACGGAGGAAGCGGAATTGAAGCTCAACGAATTTGCGGCGGACGTCCATGCAAACGCCGTCGCTCACGGGTGGTACGACAAGCCCGTCGAGTTCCCCGAAGTCGCGGCGCTTATACACTCGGAGGTCTCCGAGGCTCTCGCGGAATACCGCGACGGCCGGCCGGCGGTTTACGGCTCAGTGAAGCCGCAAGGCGTAGCCGTCGAGCTGTGCGACGCAATAATGCGCATACTCGATTATCTTGCGTTTTTGGGCGTAGACATCGAAGCGACCCTCGAGGCGAAGTATGACTTCAACATTAGGCGGCCTTATCGGCACGGAGGCAAGCGCGTATGAGCATAAACTACTTCGAGGCGGCCGAGAAGCTGCTGACTTCGCGAGGCTCGCTCGAGGCCTCGCTCAAAAACCTTGCACGTCGGCGTGAGCGGATTTTAGCTCGCAGCGCGCCGGCCAGCTATCCTTCGCCAGATATGTCGAAGTCATATACCAGCGTCGGCGCAGTGAACGACCCTCTTTCGGCGTGCCTTGAACTTGCCGAGGTAACGCGCGAGATACAGCGGACGGAAGAGGTTATCGCAGACGTCGACCGCGTAATCTCACAGCTTGAGCCTGACGAGCGCGAGATCGTGCAGCTTTGGTACATCGAGCGGCGCAGCAAGGACGAAATCGCCGAGGCAGTCAACTATGCTTCTACGACCAGCGTCTATGAGATGCGCAACAAGGCCGTCGCGCACTTCGCCGTACTCTACTACGGCGCCGGCTCGCTCGCGTCCGTATAGCATTATTGCACGTTATATAGCGAACTGAAAAAAGAGTGTATGGAAACTTGCAATGTCCGCGTGTTACCATGTACCCGTAAAGAGAGGTCGAGGACAACCTCGCCGCCGTGCGCCTCGCACAAAGCGAGCACTCAGAAATGAGCGCCGCCGCGTGCGGGGCGTTCTCTTTGCAGACATGGAGGCGATAACAGTGCGGGCATTTGCACGCGCGTTCTACGAGTCGCCGGCATGGCGGCGCACTCGCGCGTATATCTTCAAGCGCGACTCCGGCTTGTGTGTGCGGTGCGGAGCGCCGGGCGTTATCGTCCATCACATACAGCCGCTCACGCCGGCGAACATAGACGACCCGTCTATCTCTCTCAACGAGGACAACCTCGAAACTCTTTGCCGCGCGTGTCACGCAATAGCTCACGGCGCGACGCCGCCGCTCGCCGACGGCCTCGCCTTCGATGAATACGGCAATGTAGTCGAGGCTTCGCTCGCGCCTAAATTCCGGGTTGACGACGACGAATATTTTTGACCTCCCCCCGGTCTCGGCGATATATGGCCGCCCTTCGTAACCGCCGCCAAACCCTGTTTAGAACTGCCCCGGTCGCGCGCATAAGGGGGGGTAAAGCGCCGAGGGAGGGCGAGGAAGGAGGCGTCAATATGGCAAAAGCAGCCAAAAAATACGAGAACATGACCACCGAAGAAAAGATTGCGCGGGTAGTTCGCAGTATTAAGGTATTGTTCCGAGAAATTCCAGATAAAAAGCGAAAGTTCGTTGACAGCCTCATTTACCAGTATGCGGTAACGACTGTTACGCTTGAGCGGCTCGTCGCAGAGCTGAATAACGACGCCATTTTAGAGGATTTTAAGCAGGGATCGCAGCAATTTCGCCGTGAAAGTCCCGCATTGCGAGGCTATAACACGACCATTAAGAGCTTTACTTCCCTCGTCAATCAGCTCATAGCGCAGCTTCCCGAGGACGAAAAGAAGAACGCCGGCGACGAGCTTATGAACTTCGCAATGAAGCCGCCGAAGGGCGTGAGCGCGTGAATTATGTCCGCGAGTATTGGCAGCGCATCCAGAGCGGCGAGATAGTCACGAGCCGGCGCGTCAAAGAAGTTTACGGGCGCCTCGTCCGGGAAATGGACACGCCCGCCGCCGGCTTTCCGTACTACTTCGACGAGGACGCCGGCGAGCGGCCAATAATCTTCATTGAGCGATTTGCAAAGCAGAGTCAAGGCACGCTCGGCGCGCCTCTCCGGCTCGAGCTCTTTCAAAAGGCCTTTCTTCAAGCCCTCTTCGGGTGGCTCGATAAATCGAGCGGCTTTCGCCGCTTCCGCGAAACGCTCTTCCTTGTCGGGAGAAAGAACGGCAAGAGCACGCTGCTTGCCGCCCTCGCCCTCTACCTTCTCGTCGCGGACTACGAGGGCGCCGCGGAAATATACTCGGTGGCCACGAAAAAAGACCAGGCGCGAAAGACGCTCACGGAAGCCGTAAACATGATAAAGCAGTCCCCCGAGCTTCGCGCCGTTATCAAGAAACGGCGCAATGACGTGTACTTTCCGGCGACGGCCTCCAAGTTCGAGGCGCTCGCGTCCGACTCGAACACACTCGACGGCCTCAACTCGCACGCCGTTATCATTGACGAGCTTCATGCCATCCGCGACCGCAATCTCTACGAGGTAATGAAACAGAGCCCCAGCCCGCGCCGGCAGCCGCTCGTCATAATGATAACCACGAGCGGCACCGTGCGTGAGAGCGTTTTCGATAACCTCTACGGCCTCGCTTGCGATATTGCGGACGGGAAAGTCGAAGACGACTCTTTTCTTCCCGTACTCTACGAGCTGGACGCCCGCGCCGAGTGGACAGACCCGCGTGCGTGGCCGAAGGCCAATCCCGGCCTCGGCACGATAAAGCAGTATGCCACGCTTGCGGCCTTCGTAGACAGGGCGAAGAAAAACCCGGAAGATCTCCCGGGCGTGCTGTGCAAGGACTTCAATGTCCCGGAGACAAGCGCCGCCGCGTGGCTCTCTTTCGAGGACATCAAGAACGACGCGACTTTCGACATGAAGGACGTGTATAACACCTATGCCATCGGAGGGTGCGACCTCTCGGCCACGACAGACCTGACCTGTGCGACACTGCTCATAAGGCGGAGCCGCGAGGAAGACACGGTCTACGTGTTGCAGCAGTATTTTTTGCCCGAGCGGCGCATTGAGCAGCTCGACGAGCACAACTCCAACGAAGCGCCTTATAAAGCATGGGCAGCCCGCGGCCTTCTCACAATCTGCCCGGGCAATCGCGTCGACTACTCCGCCGTGACTGCGTGGTACTGCCAAATGCGCGACGAGTTCAAGATAGACTGCTTTGCCGTCGGCTATGACCGCGCTCTCGCCGGCTATTGGGTGGACGAGATGAAGGCGAACGGCTTTGATATGCACGCCGTCGCGCAGGGGCCTTTTACATGGTCTCAGCCCATGCGCGAAATGGGCGCGGCGTTCGCCGATAAGAAGGTCAACTACAACAAGAATCCCATGCTCACATGGTGCTTGACCAATACCGGCGTGAAAAAATCCGGCGTCAACAACATCCAGCCCGTTAAAATCTCGGAGCGGCGCCGGATAGACGGCGCAGTCTCGCTGCTCAATGCGTGGGTTATCTATGTCCGAGACTTCGACGATTATATGTACCTTGTGGGGTGACGGAATGAAGGAAAGACGGAGCCTTTTTCAAACTATTTTCGGCAGTAAAGGCCGCGAGCGGGACGCGAACTATTCCGCATACCGGCTTTTGAGCACATGGGAATCTACGTTTGTGCCGTACTCGGGTAACGCATGGGATATAAACACCGTGCGCTCGGCGGTCGACGCCTTCGCCCGCCGCGTCTCGGCGGCGCAGCCGCGGCACATCCGGCAAACGGGCGAGACTACCGAGGCGGTACATGACTCGCTTGAGCGGATTTTGCAGTTTAAGCCTAACAGGTACATGACGGCATCCGAGTTTTACTACAAGCTCGCCGCGCAGTACATGGTGTATAACAACGCGATAGCTTACCCCGTATTTGACGAGGCGGGGCGACTCACCGAAATATACCCGATAAACGCCCAGTATTTTGAGCTTCTCGAATACATGGGCGTTATGTATTGCCGTTTCAAGTTCGCGACCGGCAGCTCGTATATCTGCGAGTATTCGCGGCTCATACATATACGCCGGCATTTCCTCGAAAACGACATCTTCGGCGACAACAACAAGCCCATCGAGACGGTGCTAAAGACCGCCAACACGTTCAACCAGAGTATGAGCAAGTTCGCCGAGCTCGTCGCCGTCATACGCGGCATACTCAAGGTGTCGAACGCAGTCAAGACCGAAGATCTTAACCGCCGGCGCGACGATTTCATTCGCGACAATCTGCGAGTCGAGAATAACGGCTCGGGCGTCATTGTCACCGACGCGAAGTACGACTACACGCCGATACAGGACAAGACCGTCCCTATACCCTCGGCACAGCTGAATTACATCAAAGACGAGATATACGACTACTACGGCGTATCGAAGGCCATAGCGCAGAACACGGCGACGCCCGCCGAAGAGTCTGCTTTTTATAACGGCGAGATAGCGCCGTTTTTCCGCAAATTGACACAGGCTTTTTCAAACGTGCTCTTTTCAGAGCGAGAGTTCGGGCATGGCAACCGTATCGTCTTCGCCGCCAACTCCGTGCAGTTCGCAACCCTCAGCGAGAAAGTGAACGCCGCGAAGTTCCTCACGGAGATTGGCGCCGCCACGCTCGACCAGATACTCACCATGTTCGATATGCCGACCATCGGCGGCGAGGCCGGCTCTCGCCGCGTCCAGACGCTCAACATGGTAAACGCGCAACTCGCCGACAAGTACCAGACCGGCGCAGAGGCAAGCCCGCCCGCGAGCGGCTCGGAGTCAGACCCGCCGCCGGGCGAAGAACAGGAGGTTACACCATGACCATAAAGCAGGGGCGCGAATATCGCGCGCTTCAAGATTTCGCGCTCGTCCCGCGCGCGGAGGGCAGCGAAGAGTACCGCGTCCGCGGCACGGCGATCGTGTTCAACTCTCCGACCGTGATAACGGAAATAGACGGTATCAAATACTGCGAAGTCATTGACCGGCACGCTTTCGACGAGTGCGACCTCTCCGACGTGATCATGAACTACAACCACGGCGGCAAGGTAGTCGCCCGGCTCCGCAACAGGACTTTGCAGCTTTTCATTACTGACCGCGGAGTTGACATCGAAGCAGACCTCGGCGGCACAACCGCTGGCCGGGAACTGTACGAGGAAATCGATGGCGGCTACATAGACAAAATGTCCTTCTCGTTCACGGTGCAGAGCGAGGCATACGACCGCGATACGCATACGCGAACGATACTCAAGGTCAAAAAACTGTACGACGTTTCGGCGGTGGACATTCCCGCCTATAACGAAACCTCAATAGCGGCACGCAGCTTTTTCACGGAGGAGTACGCGAAAGAGACCGCGGCGGTGGAGAACGCCCGGCGGCGCAAGAGGTTGATATTACTCACCTACTGAAATTCATGGAGGTACAAAAATGAACATCGAGAAAAGGCTCAAGGAAATCAAAGACAGGAAGACCGAGATAAGGCAGCTTCTCGAAGCCGAAGGCGAGGTCAATATCGACGAGCTCGAGAGCGAGCTTCGCAGCCTTAACGCCGAGGCCGAGAAGCTCGAGCAGCGCCGCACGGTTGAGCAGCTTCTCAATAGCGGCTCGGCGAGCGCCTCTCCCATAGTGACCCCCGCGCCCGTCATAATGCGCTCGGAGGAAGATGAACAGCGCCTTTACCGTTCCGCGTGGGTAAAGACGCTTCAGGGCAAACCTCTCGACGACGCGGAGAAGCGCGCGTACAGCACGACGGCGACGTCCGCGGGCGCGGCCATCCCGACCAACGTCGCGAACGACATTCTCAAGAAGATGTACGAGGTGTCGCCGATACTTCAGCGTTGCCGCATCCTCCACGTACCCGGCAACTTCACCTACCCGGTAGAGGGTACGACCGAGGACGCTTCCCTTCACACCGAGAACGCAGCCATTACCCCGGCCGACGACACCATCACCGGCGTCAAGCTGACCGGCTACGAGATAACGAAGCTTATTTCCGTGTCCCGTGCCGCGTCCGCTATGACCGTCGCCGCGTTCGAGAGCTTCCTGACGGAGATTATCGGCGAATCCATCGCGCGAAGGATAGAAAACTACATCTTCACCGGCACCGGCAGCAACCAGCCGGGCGGCGTAAAGACCGCCGGCAAAGGTACGAGCGGCGCATACACCGACGGCACTGATCAGGTCACCGTCGCCGCGTCCGGCACACTCTCCGAAGCGAACGTCGTAGACCTTTATAGTATGCTCGGCAGCGGCTATGAGCGTAACGCCGTCTGGTGTATGCGCAAGACCAGCTTTTTCAAGAACTTCTACCCGCTCATGAACAAGAGCAAGAACAACCTGATAGAGTTTGCAAATGGTCGCTACTACGTCATGGGCAACGAAGTGTATTTTACCGCATCCGTCCCGGCGAACGAGGCGTATCTCGGCGACTTCGGCTACATCATCGGCAACTACTCTCAGGACATCACCGTGACGAGTAGCGACGTGTCCGGCCTTCGCTATAACAGTATCGACTACCTCGCCGCGTGCGTGTTCGATTCTCAGCCCGCCGCCGGCCTCGGCGCTTTCGTACACCTCGCCAAAGCGAGCGCATAAGGGAGCGGCTTAAATGGCTATCGGAGCAGAGTATTTGACGAGCATCCGGCAGTACATGAGACTGACATCGACGATACACGACTCCGAGCTTGAAGACCTTATCAACGCCGCCCGAGCCGACCTTGTGCTCGGCGGCGTTCTTCCCGCGAAGGCCGAGGACGAGCAAGACCCTCTCATAATGCGAGCGGTCGCCACTTACGTCAAGGCCGAGTTCGGCCTCGACAATGACGACTCGGAAAAATACCGGGCGTCATACAAGGAGCAGCGTAATGGCCTTGCGCTCTCGGACTCGTATATCGCATCTGAACAGGAGGGGTAACTCGTGTATTGGCGCGATACAGTAACGCTCGAGGCCGTGACTCACGGCGCGGACAGCGAGGGCTTCCCGCAAGAGGCCGTGACGCAGACCGAAGTGTACGCAGACGTACAGTCAGTACGTCGCAGCGAGTTCTACGCAGCTCGGCAAATCGGCGTTGACCTTGCCATTTCCGTAAAGCTCCGCGCCGCGGACTACAACGGGCAGGAGCGGCTTGTGTGGAATTGCACCCGGTACAAAGTCGAGCGCAGCTATACGGAGGCTCGCGAAATGTATGAACTTGAGTGCTCGGAGTTCAGGGAGGTGACACCGTGAGTATCGAAGAGCGGCTTATATCCGCCTTTAATGGCCTCGTCCCCGCGGCCTCGCAGACCTACAAAGGCGACGAGGACGAATATATCACCATCAACTACACGGCCATCCCTGACGACTACGGCGACGACGACGCCGACGTTGTGCGCGTCCTCGTGCAGGTGCATTACTTCGCGCCTCATGAGCTGAACACCGTAAAAACGCGCCGGGAGATAACCCGGCGGATTGTCGCCGCCGGCTTCACCCGCCCGAGCATTACGCCGGCTTCGGACGGCACGTCTCAGCACTATGTCTACGAGTGCGAGGACGCCGTCGCCGTCTCGGAGGTGTAAGCGTGGCCTACATCAGCACGCAGGGGCTCGACGAGCTGCTCTCGGACATGGAGTCTATCGCAGAAATACCTGACGACACCGTGCTCGAAATGCTTGTCGCCGAGGCCGAAGTTATCGCACCGGCACAGGCGGCCGAAGCTCGGGCTATGGGCGTATATGATACCGGCAAGACCGCCGACAGCATCACATACGACCGCAAACTCAAAGCCAAGGACGGAAGCAAGAGCATATCGGTCTACCCGAAAGGCACACGCTCAGACGGCAACCGGCGCAGCGTCGCCGAGGTCGCCTTCGTTAATGAGTTCGGCACTTCCTCGCAGCCCGCGCGCCCGTTTATCAATACCGCAAACGAGAAATCTGCCGACGCCGCCGTAGAAGCCGCGGCGGCCGTCTACGACAAATTTCTCTCAAGTAAGAATCTTTAAGGAGGTAAAACTCTATGGCTCAGTTTGGAGCAAAACGGCCGAGATTTGCGCCCGTGGCAACCACGCCGGCCGGCGCGCTTCCGACCTACACCTACGAGAAGGCCGTCACCATCGGCAAGCTCGTACAAGCTAATTTGACCGTGACCAACGCGAGCGGCGAGCTCTATGCCGACGACGGCCTCGCCGAAAAGCTCGATATGTTTGCGAGCGGCTCTCTTGAGCTGCAAACCGATGATAAGACGGCGGAAGTTCACGCCGCGCTGCACGGCGCCACTCTCGACGAAGAGTCCGACGAGGTTACGGACAGTGCGAACGACGTCGCACCTCGCGGCGGCCTCGCCTATTACAAAGTCCTTATCCGCGCCGGCGTGCGCGTGTATCAGGGCGTTTTTCATCCGCTTGTCAGCGCCATACTCGGCAACGATACGGCGGCCACGAAGGGCAACAGCATCACCTTCGGCACCTCTACGACCACGTTCAACGTGTTCCAGTGCGAGACGGGCGCCTGGCGCGTCCGCGCGGAGTTCTCGACGGAGGCCGAGGTTATTGCATGGTGTGACGAGAAGCTCGGCTACACTTCCGGCACCGGCTGATAAAACCATCCTCGCGGGAGGCGGCCTTTTGCCGCCTCCCGCTTTGCGAGCGGAGGCGTAAAAATGAAAGCTGTAAAGTTCACCGTCGAGCACTCGACGTATTATCTCGCGCTCAACGGCGCGGCTATGTTTGAAATCCGCGACAGGTACGGAAGCACGACGCTCTTACTCGAGGCACTCGAGCAGGATACGGGCGAGGGCTTCAAGGCCGCGTGCGAGGCCGCGGCCATTTTGGCAGAGCAGGGCGAGCTTGTACGCCGCCAGTTCGGATATACTGCGGGCGAAATCCCCGACGCGCAGACCTTCGCGCTGCTTGTGGAGCCGTACTGCCTCGGCGCTCTCAAAAATGCCGTTATCCGCGCGATCACCATCGGCTATGGCCGCGAGATAACGGCGCCGGGCGACGACGAATATGACGAAGGCCTCGCCGAGCTCCATCAAAAAAAAACACGATTGCGCGAGCCGAATACTTCCGCATAGCCATACGGTGCGGCCTCTCAGTGCGTGAGTCGCTGCTCATGCCGCCGGGCGAAGTATTCGACCTGTGGGAGCTGTACTCCCGCACGCACCGCGTCAATGAAGACGCCGCCAGCGACGGTGATAACATGGAGGTAACGTAATGGCAACCCGTACAATATCGACTCGGCTTGCCGTTGAAGGCGAGGCCGAGTATAAAGCCTCGCTGAAAAATATAAATTCCGAGCTCGGTACGTTGAAGTCCGAGCTCAAGCTTGTTGAGAGCGAATTTTCCGGCCAAGCGAACAGCCTCGCCGCGCTGGAAGCCAAGGGCAGCACGCTCGGCAAGATGTATGCCGAGCAGGAAAAGAAGATAAACCAGCTCCGCGACGCGCTCCAAAACGCTCAGAAGGCACAGCAGACCTATGCTGATCGCATGGACGCCGCCCGCGCGAACATACAGCGTTGTCAAGAGGCTCTCGCAGCACTCGGCGAAGAGAGCGGCGACACGAGCGCCGAGCAGCAGCGCCTGACCGAAGAGCTTGAAGCTCAAAACAAAGAGTTCGCCGAAGCTCAAAACTACTATAACGCCGCCGGCCGCGCTGTTAATTCATGGCAAACGCAGCTCAACAACGCGCAGGGCGATTTGAATAAGCTCGGCGACGACATAGAGCAGAACAACAGGTATCTCGACGAGGCTCGCAGCTCTACGGACAAGTGCGCCTCGTCCATTGACGAGTACGGCAAGGCGGCACAGGACGCCGGCGATAAAACGGACACCTTCGCCGACAAACTCAAAAGCGGCCTCGTCACCGGCGCGAAGGCGGCCGCGACGGCCATAGCCGCCGTCGGCACCGCGACCGTCGCCGCAGTTAATTGGCTGCTTGACCTCGAAGAGTCGACGGAAGAGTACCGCGAGTCGCAAGCGCGGCTGAATACCGCCTTTGAGACGGCCGGCTTATCTACCGGCACGGCCACGGAAGCGTATAGGTCGCTGTACTCGGTTATAGGCGATACCGGCACGGCCACGGAGGCCGCGCAGCTTCTCGCACAGCTCGCGGAGTCCGAAGAGGACGTCGCGACATGGGGCGACATCTCCGCCGGCGTCGTAGCCACCTTCGGCGACGCCCTCCCGATAAACTCCCTTATCGAGGCCAGCAACGAGACGGCCAAAGTAGGCACCGTTACCGGCGCGCTCGCCGACGCCCTCAACTGGGTCGGCATCTCAGAGGACGAATTTAACCAAAAGCTCGCGGCTTGCCGTACCGAGCAGGAGCGGGCGGCGCTTATCACCGAGACGCTATCGGCCACTTACCGCGACGCCGGCGACGCATACCGCGAGAACAACGCGACCATCATAGCCGCGCGCGAGGCTCAGGCCGAGCTTGACGACACACTCGCCCGCCTCGGCGGCACGGTCGCCGAGGTCAAAAACGAGCTTATCGCAGAGTTCGCGCCGGCGCTCGCCGACGTCGTCGACGCTTTTGTCGACGTCATTAACGGAGTCGAGGGCGCCGAGGACGCGCTCGGCGACGCCATCAGCGAAATGATAGGGCAAGCCGCGGACAAACTCCCCGAGCTGCTCGAGTTTGGCACGGACATCATTGTCAACATACTCGAAGGGCTCGCCGACGCAGCGCCTCAACTCGCAGAGGCGGCGACGACCGTAATAACCTCGCTCATGGAGGGGCTTATATCCGCCTTGCCGCAGCTCGGCGAGGCCGCGATCCAGATTGTGAGCGGCCTTGCAACGGGTATCGGCGAAGCCCTCCCGACGCTGCTTCCTACGGCCGTACAAGCCGTCACGCAGTTTGCGCAGACGCTTATAGACAACATCCCCTTGCTTGTCGAGGCGGCCTTGCAGCTCGTCACAGGGCTTGCAGAAGGCGTAATCGAGGCAATCCCCGTACTTATCGAGTCCATACCTACACTCATAGAGAGCATCGTTACCGCGCTGCTCGAGAGTGTTCCTCAAATAGCCGAGGCCGGTATCACGCTGCTAACCGCCCTCGTTACGAATCTCCCGGACATCATCACGGCAATATGCGAGGCACTGCCTCAAATCGTCGAGTCAGTCGTGAGCACGCTGCTCTCGCACATACCCGACATCGTGCAGGCCGGCGTCGACCTGTTGACCGCGCTCATTACAAACCTTCCGACAATAATAAGCACGATAGTTGCCGCTCTCCCGGAAATCATATCCTCGATAGTCAGCACAATTATTGACCACGTCCCCGACCTTGTCGAGGCCGGCGTTACACTCTTGACCTCGCTTATTACCAACCTTCCGCAGATTATCGCCGAGCTTGTCGCGGCTATGCCCGAGATAATAAGCGGCATGGTCAGCGCCCTCGGCGAGGGCATAAGCGAGTTCGTGAATATCGGAGAAAACCTTGTCCGCGGCCTGTGGGAGGGCATACAAAACCTCGCCGGGTGGCTGTGGGATAAAGTAACGGGCTGGGCGTCGTCGATTTGGGACAGCGTCACAAGCGTATTTGATACTCACTCGCCGTCACGTAAATTCGAGTGGCTCTCCGAAATGAACATCGAGGGCGCCGTCCGCGGTATTGAGCTGCATGGCGACGAGGCCGTGAAGGCATACTCCGACATGGCGAAAAACATGGTCGCCGAAGTAGAGTCCGGCATGAGCGGCGTCGACGCGGCGCTCGCCTCGGGCGTGGACGACGTAGAGGCTAATTTCTCGGCCAAAGCGGCCATCAAGAAAGTCGAAGAGTCCATACCCTCGCTTGACGACCCGAAGAAGCCACGCGCCGGCACCGGCGGCGGGAATACCACGGTAAATAACACCTTCCATATTGAGCGGCTTGTCGTCCGCGAGGAAGCAGACGTCAAAAAGGTCGCCAAAGAGCTGGATAAAATGCAGCGCACGAAGACGCGCGGGAAAGGAGTGGTCGCGTGAGCCTCGGCTTCACCTTCAACAACGTACACAGCCGTGACATGGGCGTTGTGTTTCAGTCATCGGATAGGACGCTCTTACCGCCGAAGCGCGTCGTTCAGTACACCATCCCCGGCAAGAGCGGCACCTACGACATCGACGACGGCTACGACAACCGCGAAATAACGCTCAACGTGGCTTTCGCCGGCGAAGCATACAACTACCCCGGCGTGCGTTCGCGTGCGCGAGCGGTCGCCGAGTGGCTCTCAGGCGAAGGCTTGCTCATATTCGACGACGAGCCGGAAAGAGGCTATCAGGCGAAGGTTATCGCCGGCGTCAGCATCGAGCAAATTGCCGTCACCGGGCATTGCGAAGTTGTCTTCGCGTGCTCGCCCTTCGCCGAAAGCCTCGTCTACCGGCAGCAAGACGCGCCGAGCGTCTCACTTCCCCATACCGAACAGGTCGAAGTCCTCGGCACACAGGAAACGGACTGCTTGATCTACATCACCGCGCGCGGGAACATCACAAATCTGAACATTACTCGCACGCGAGTAAACTGAATCGGAGGTCTCAGACATGGCAGCACTCTCTAACGTACACGCCGCGTCGCTGCTCAACACCTCACTGCGCAGCGGCACGTATTACCTCGCGCTGTTTCTCACTGACCCTACGGCCGCGGGTACGGGAACGGAGGCCAGCGGCGGCGGATATGCCCGTAAAATCATATCCTTCAACGCTCCGAGCCTCGTCTCCGGCCGGCAGCGCGTCACCAACGCCGCCGACATCGACTACGGCGTCATTACCGCCGACATCGGCACAATATCGTACTGGGCGATATACGACTCTCAGACCGGCGGTAATATGCTGTGGTACAGCAGCTTTTCGAGATCTAAGAAAATCGAGAACGGCGACGCTATCATTGTAGAGGCGGGTACTATCAACTGCGACCTCTCCTAAAGGGAGGGCGGGAAAATGTATAACCGCACGCACTACAACCGGCAAAGCTATAACCGCAAGTCACGCAGCGAATTTGAGTGGACAGGCACAGCGACGGCGGAGTCTCGCGCGAGCGGCAGCCTTCTCATAGAGCGGCACCTCGCCGGCAACGTCGCCGAGGCCGTCGCCGAAGCCTTCGGCGAAATAATCCGCCGCCACCTGTTCGAGGGCTTCGCCGAGGCCGCCTCGGAGGCCGCCGGCGCGCTCGTCCGCGTCCGCTTTTTCAGCGGCACGGCCGTCGCCGAGGCAAACGCGAGCGGCGCCGGCGTCGCCACCTACGGGCAGGAGGTAATGACCATACTCGGCGTCAACATGGTACCCGGCGACGAGCTTGTCATTGACACGGAGCACATGACCGTCACGCTGAACGGTGAGAACATCATTGACCGCGTGAGCGACGACGCCGTCTTCTTTAAGCTAATGAGCGGCATCAACGATATAACCGTCGAGGGCGGCACGACCGCCGACGTCCGCATAGTTTGGAAGGACAGGTGGCTGTAATGCCCGTACCTCAGATATTTGACCATAACATGAAGCGGCTTGCCTACCTCGAGAACGCTATGCAGGCGGGCTATACCCTCGAGGTCAATACGCTGTGGACGGCCTCGTTTTCACTGCCGGCAGACGACCCGAAAAACCAGTATTGTACCGCGCTCAACTATGTCGAGATATACGACGGCGACGAGCGTATAGACCTTTTCCGCATTATCGGCGAAAACCTCGAGCGGAGCGACGGAGCGACCCGGACATACGACTGTGAGCACGTCCTCGCCACGCTGCTTAATGACGTCCTCTTTCAGTATCACCAGTACGGCGGCACGGGCATACGCACGGCCGCCGTGCTCAACTACATACTCGGCCGGCAGACAACGCAAAACTGGGTGCTCGGAGACTGCGACTTCACGCGGTACTTTGAATACAACTGGGAAAATTCCTCGCTGCTCGCCGCGCTTTTCTCCGTCCCCGAGTGCTTCGACGGCGAATACCTGTGGACGTGGGACACAACGGGCTACCCGTGGACAATATCCCTTGTAGAGCCCTCGGACGCGCTCAGAAGCGAAATAAGATACCGAAAGAACATGACGTCAATCGTCAAGACAGTCGACGCCACGGGGCTTGCAAACCGCATATACGCCCTCGGCTACGGCGAGGGCGTCAACCAGCTGAATATATCCTCGGTCAACAACGGCGTCCCCTATGTGGAGGACGCCTTGTCTATCGAGCGGTACGGCCTCGTCTCGACTATCCTCGTCGACACACGCTACGAGATAGCGGAAAACCTCAAAGCTTACGCCGAGCAGATACTCCGCGAGAGCGCGGAGCCGTATATCACATACGAAGCCGGCGCCGTTGACCTTCACCGGCTGACCGGCGACAGCTTTTCGCGCTTCCGGCCGGGCGAAATTGTCCGCGTCATTGACGACGAGGACGGCATAACGCTCCGCGCCCGTATTGTCTCCGTCTCCAAGGACGACGTCGGCGGCGACCCCGGCAGCGTATCGGTCACCATTGCGAACAAGCCGAAGGATATAGCCGGCAGCATCTCAGACTTGCAGAGCCGCGCGCTGATAGGCGAAACCTATGCACAGGGCGCAACGAATCAGCAAGTGTATAATTTTGCCGATAACGCCGACGCAGATCACCCGGCGACCATGCGGCTGTATATCGACGAGTCGACGGTGCGCATAAACAAAATGCTCTTGACGCTTGAGTTTGAGCCCTTCCGCGCCTTCGAGCGCGCGACCGGCGGCGGAGGCGGTCAGACGACATCTTCCGGCGGCGGACAGACGACGTCCTCGGGCGGCGGCTCTACCACCTCGAGCGGCGGAGGCTCGACGACGTCCTCGGGCGGCAGCGCCACGTCGAGCGCGACCTCGCTTGAAATGTCGAACGTACTGCCTAACCAGACCAACGGGCAGGCAGTGCATGACCACGGTATGCACTCCGGCGCTTACCTCGCAACTGTAAACCCGTCCACCATGGCCATAGACGGATATGAGATATTCGTACCCTCGGGCGCCCATGTCCACCCGGCGCACACTCACAGCGTCGGCTCGCACACTCACCGGGTCAACGCCCATACGCACCAAGTAAGCGCGCACACTCACCGGGTCAATGCCCATACACACACGATGAAAGACCATACGCACGCGCTCGAGTTTGGCATCTACGAGGGGCAGCGGGCAACGAAGGCGACTATCAAGGTCGACGGCAATGAAGTACCCGCCACGAGCGGCTACGATAACATAGACATAGTCGCGTACCTCTCGAAGGACGACGCCGGCAAAATTCGCCGCGGAACATGGCACACGGTCGAGATTTTGCCTGACACCATGAGCCGCATCGTCGGCAGCGTCTTTGCGCAGACCTTTTGCAATTCGCGCGGCGGCGGCGACTACTGATAAAGGAGGCTGAATAATGGCCGAACTGCTCACCATGTACCCGGCACAGGCAAACTCGCCGGAAACAACCCTCGCCGGCTCGCTCTCAGCTACCAGCACAAGCGCGACCGTGCTTGACGGCTCCGTCCTCCCGGACGCGCCGAACTATCTTACCATAGGCGCGGACACGACCAGCGCCGAGACCGTGCTTATGACCGCGAAGAGCGGCAACGTGCTCACCATCACCCGCGGCCAGAACGGCACCGCCGCCCGCGCATGGGATAAAGGCGACATCATTGCCAGATACTTCACGGCCGCCGACCACGACGCCATACGCGAGAATATAAGCCGCCTCAACAACGGCAAGCCGGACAAGGTCGAGGACGCCGTCGACGGCAACTTCGCCGCCTTCGGTGAAGACGGCGGCCTCGTGGACAGCGGCAAGAAACCGAGCGACTTTGCCGCAGCGAATCATTCACACAACGACAAGGCGGACAAGGTCGAGGGCGCCGTCGACGGCAATCTCGCCGGACTCGACGAGAGCGGCAACATAACGGACAGCGGCAAGAAGCCGAGCGACTTCGCCGCGGCGAATCACTCGCACAACGACAAGGCGGACAAGGTCGAGGGTGCCGTCGACGGCAATCTCGCCGGACTCGACGAGAGCGGCAACATCACGGACAGCGGCAAGAAGCCGGGCGACTTTGCTGCGGCAAATCACGGCCATTCCGGCTATGCCCTCGTGAAGTATTTTCAGAATGTCGCCGTTCCCGCGTCGGCATGGGTAAGCAGCTCCACGAAGCCGGCATACCCGTATCAGGCGGAGATCTCCGCCGCGGGCGTTGACTCGTCGTGGAAGCCGGACATTACCTTCAGCGACGACGACGCCGAGAGCGGCAACTTCTCTTCAAGTGCAAACGCCGGCACAAACACAGTCATTATCTACGCGGCCAGCAAGCCGACGACACAGATAACCATACTCACAATTGAGTGCAAAAAGGCGGTGATATAATATGTGGGGCAATACAAACGCGAGGAAACCCGGCGGCGTGCAATTTACGCTCGTCGTCTCCGTGACGACCGGCTCGCTCGTCACTGCCAGCAAGAGCGGCCGCAGCGTGAGCGGCACGGCCGTCAACGGGCAATGTGTGCTCACCCTCCCCGAGGCCGGCACGTGGACGGTCTCGGCCACGCTGGACGGCCAGACATCGAGTACGCAGACCGTAAACGTCGTCGAGAGCTATGCCGTCACGCTTACATACTTCTCGGCCACCATCACCGTCACCGCGCCGAGCGGCTCGACGGTAACGTGCTCCAAGGGCGCTACGAGCTACCAGAAGACTTCTACCGGCACGGCAGTATTCACAGTCACCGAGGCCGGCACGTGGACAGTGACGGCCACGCAGGGCGGCCAGACGGCCACCGGCACGGTCAACGTCACGGCGAGCACAAACTACTCGATAACCCTCTCGTTCGTCGACGACGTGCTTAATAATAACGACTGGGACACCATTTCCAAAGTCTCTTCCGCCGGCGAGGCGGCGAACTATTGGAGCGTCGGCGACCGAAAACAGGTCACGCTTAACGGCACCGTAGGCAGTTGCAGCTTCTCGAACTTCTCGACTTATGCCTTTATCATCGGCTTCAATCACAACAGCAGCCGCGAGGGCAGCAACAAGATACACTTTCAGCTCGCGAAGACCGCCCTCTCCGGCGGTACTGACATCTGCTTCACGGACAGCAGCTATAACAGCTCGGGCAGCTCGGCGGCGTTCCGCATGAATACGAGCAATACTAACTCGGGCGGCTGGGAAGACTCGTATATGCGCAACAGCATTTGCGGCACGAGCAAAACCTCCACGAGCGGCCGCTTCATGGGCGCCATACCCGCGGCGCTCCGAAACGCGCTCAAGAGCGTCACGAAGTACACGGACAACACCGGCAACGCCTCGACATCATCGAGCGCCGTAACGGCCACGACTGATTACATTTTCCTTCTCTCCGAGTACGAGGTTTTCGGCTCATGCTCCATCGCCAACAGCAACGAGGCAAGCCGGCAGCAGCAGTACGCCTATTACTCCGCCGGCAACAGCAAGGTAAAGTACCGGCACACGAGCACGAGCAGCACCGCTTTTTGGTGGCTCCGCTCGGCGGGTCGCAGCAACTCCAGTGGCTTCGCGAATGTGAGCACCGGCGGCGGCGTCAGCGGCAGCTACGCCAACTATTCCCTCGGCGTCGCCCCGGGCTTTTGCGTATAATTCCGAGTTATTGACTTGCGCCCTCAATGGGCGCAAGTCCCCGCCGACAGGCAGAAAGGCGAATATATGAGCGTACCAAAATCACGGCGAGGCGAGAGCCCCGCGAAATACATCGACCTCGCCCGCGAGATATATGCCTTCACGTATAACCGGGTGCGCATACTCCCGAAGAGCTACACCTTTTATTTCTCGCTACCGCTCTACAACGCGGCGCGCGAGGCCTACCGCCTCGTAAAGACGGCAAATCTCATTTACATAGACGACCGGCAAGAGCGGGCTATCGTCGAGCGCAACAAGCAGCGCCGGCGCGAGCTGTACGAGAACGCACAGGGCTATTACAACAATATGCTCGACGTCCTCGACCTTGCCTACATGACTGTCAACCGCGAGAAATTACCATCGTCAGTGCTCAGCCAATGGATAGGCATGATCACCGACGAAATATCTCAAATCTCCAAAATCAAGCGGAGCGACAAGAGCAGATAGCACGCTGCTCGCCGCCCGCCGGATTTAGGCCGCTTCCCGCATCACCGCTAATTGGTGGCTCCGCTCGGCGAATCGCAACAACTCCAATAACTTCGCGAATGTGAACACCAACGGCAACGTCAACAACAACAACGCCAACAATTCCCTCGGCGTCGCCCCGGGATTTCGCATAAGCCAGACCGAATAACCTCGCAAGGGGCGAGGCAAAAGCCGTGCAAATGCAAAAGGGGGAAGCGACCTCTCAGACCGCCCGCGCACGGCCGCCGGCGCAGTGCCATAAACCCGGAAGGCACGACGCCGGCGCGCAGC